TATATCCTCACTTGAGTTTGGTAAACCGCCAATTTCTTTTTCACTTACTGATAAATTATTCCAAACTTTATCAGGTCTGTTCATAGAAAATCCTCTGTAACCTCTTCTTTTAAAATGAAATAACAATCTAGGTTTATTATTTTCTGCGAGTATAGGCATACCGTAAAATACACAAGCCATTAATACATCTTCAAAAAATATCTCAGCAGTCTGAGGCCTAGCAATGTATTCTAAAAAGAAATGATTAGGTGGGACATCTTCCATTGAAAACTTTGTTAATCCGTGCAATGCACCATTAGACCCTTTTCCATCTACAGTGCCGGATATATCATAACTGTCACAGCCAAAAGCTCCGCAATGTTCATTGCCGGGAAATCGTATTCCATCCTTTATTATTACGCGGTTTTGCAAGTGTTTAGGCGGAACCCAAGATATTAAAAATCTACCGTCTTTATTTGGGTAAAAATCTACAGTTGTATCTTGTATTCCATTTGCCCACTGAAAGCTTCCCCTTGTTAGTACATTGGTATTTTTTAAATCCGCATTGTAATCAATCTGCTCGTATATCTTAGTAAGGTTAAATAAAGATTGTTTTGCTTCGTCTCTAAACGCGTGTTGTTCTGTTCTGGGAAATTGTCTATAGTATTCATTTAATCCGTCTGGATCTGATTTTAAACCATCAACCTCATTTTGCCAATGCTCAATAACGCCATACTCAATCCAATTCTTATCAACCCCTAATATGGGTTTAGCAGGCGTATCAAATACAGGTATACCATAAATATCAATAAACCCTTCATATGACCATTCCATTGGTATAAATAAACTATATAGACCTGAGCTAGTTTGACCGTTTAGGTTTCGTTTATTTACATTAGAATTATAGTATAATGTCATAAAGTTATCTCCCCCTTTGTTAAGTGCATTTGAAGTTGAACCCATCATGCACTTACCAATAATCCTGCTCCCTAGTCTCAAACAAGTTTTTGTAACCCTCCAGTTATTTAATATATTATCCGGTTTCTCCCATTTTCCGCTTTCATCATGCGCTAACATCTTAAGTTTTTCACCATCATAGGAGTTGTCTCCTGTATTTTTCCAATCAATGGTTGTATCAAGCCCCTCTAGTTCTTGCAGTTTTTCATTACTGTCTAATTTCTTTCTAGTAAATTTGGAAGCTGGAATACGATATGCAATCTCCGTTTTAGGTCGATCCATACCGTCTTGGATTGGTTTGAAAAAGAAAGGATAGTTAACAGATATAGGTACAACTTTGTCTGTAAACATTTTTTTAGCGTCCGCTCCTGACTTAGATAAAATTCCAAATCGAGCATCGCTAGATATTGTAGCTTGGTTAACAAGCTCCGCTGAAGACATAAATGAAAATCCAGAACGTCTATTTTTTAAATAACACATACCATATGATCTTTCATCTGCCTTGCAAGCCTCCCAAAATATAAAGAATAACCTATTCGATTCTCTAAAGTCAGCTGCTCCAACGTCTATCTTGCTCCATTGCAAGTACATATAGTGCGTGCCCGTTATATAAGTAGGTTTCCCGTTATTGTAGAATGAGAATCCCTCTTCTCTGTATTTGAATTCATTGTCGATGTAATCATACCACCTCTCTTTAAAATGGTCTGGTCTATCATTCCAATCAAATACACTATTTATTTTACTTAATTCTTTTGGATATTCTAATTGTTCCCAAAATTGTTCTTCTTTAACATTTGATCTTTTATAAGAATTTTCAATTAATGGTAGTGCTACTTTTAAACCTTGGATTTCAAGTATTTCACCAATCTTTCCAGTTTTGCTAATAACAACCATATCATGGTCTTTATTATACCCATACTTCCATTTTTTAAGACGATTACTTTGTTTAACCACACTAGGTTTAACATAATCGTTTATTACTTTATATAAAGACTGCTCGTACATTACTTAGATCTCCCTTCTGCAAAACCTTTAAATTGTTTTATTTCTGAGTCTATAGGTTTGTCCTCAAGCAATTCAGCTTCTAAATTAATCCTATTCAAGATTTCAAATGCATCGAATATTGCTAACTTTTTTGTAGCAGCCGCGTTCTTTAATTTGTCGGCACTTAAATCGTCGTCTCCGTTATTTAAGATTGCTTCTTCAGCAACCTTTATTAACTCAAGTACTGCCTTATGTCCAGCGGCTATTATACTCTGTTTCGTTTCCTTTACGTTCATATTTAATTACAATATCATTTGATTTCATACAATATAACCTCTGATTATCTATAATAAATTCAAACTCACCAAACGGAGTATAACCTATTAGATCGCCAGGGTTGATTTTAAGCTTGTTTAAGGACTCGTTACCATATTTTAGTATTCCAATAAGTCTTTGTTCTTTATCTAGCTTAAATTGGTCTATATTCTTTATTGGTTTAACAAAACATCTGTCACCAAATGCTTTCCAATTACCATAATCTCCATACATATATATTTGATCCATATCAACAAAGAATAGATCCTCCATAAAATAAGCTCGACTATTCTTCTGTTTGCCTTTTATGTCATAAAATCTTCTAAATACATTGTGGTGAATTATAATTTTATCACCAACTTTTATATTAGTATTAAATGCTAATGGTATCGCTACAACTTCCGCTATATTATTAACCGATTTAAAACTTTCTATTCTTGTATTTAGTATTAATTCTTTGCCGTCTATGCTTACTGTATTATCGTATCTTTTACCTACGGGTTTTACTATAAAACTAGAAAGCGCCCTCATCAATATTCTAAATCATATTCGACTGATATTGCCATATTGGAATTAAATTTTTTCCACGGCATCACCTCGTCACTTTTTGTGATGTATATATTGTAAGAGTGGTCACTTTCTTCAAAAAGTATGTGGGAGATTTCGTGTCCCCCGTATACTTGTTGATTTATAGAATAGTGCATTGCGTCATTCTTGTAGTCCGACCCAATACTTATTTTTCTAATTATCTTGGACATCGTTCTTTCCAATTTTTGCGTATTCCCCTGTCTCAAGATTAATAGAAATAGCACCATATATTGATTCTAATTCTTTTTTGAATTCTTCTGCAATTTTGTTAACTTCTGCTAGATTATGTAGTAGACTATGCTTTTGCGACTCCACCACTCCAATATTAGTTAGAATATTTTGTAATTCTTTTTGTTGTTCAACTAACTTTATTAATTGCTCTTCTGAAATGTAACTTGTTGTGTTTTCCATTTTTATTTAATTTAATTGTTATAATTATTTTATTATTTATTAGCAAACCTGAAAATTTGAAGTCATTTCACCAACAACAAATTCATATTGTTCGGCGCCCTCTCCGCTACCGCCAAATCCATTGAATGCTTCATTAAAATTAGGATCGTTATAATATAGACCCCCAACTACCAACTCATTTTCAAGACTATATACAGTTGCAATTGGTATAAGGCTAAGGCAACCATATAAAAATATTTCATTTACACCAGGAGGCAAGGCTGGTGCATTATATCCCCCCCATCCTATTCCAATACCTATTCCCCACCCCATTAGTAAAGCGCTACTATGTCAGTGCAAGTTGTACTATTATCACCATCGCCCCCATAAACTGCAGAAACTATAACTGGAAAAAAAGTGCCACTTGGGATATTAATAAAAGTTGTCCATCCGGTTTGTTCTTCATTTGGATTTAATATATTAGCGTTACCCCCAACAACTCTGCATATTAATGTACCACCAACGCCTATATATAAAGCCGCTGGGGCTATATTAGTAGTTCCACCAGATGGATCGCCAGATGGAGTTATATTTTTTGCTTTTGTTCCAAAATCTGGTTGATTTCCGTATTGTCCCATAATTATTTAATTTTTATATTACTTAACGGCTTTGCCTGTAAGTTCTCTAGATTTTAGAAAGTTAAGGTTTTCTCTTCTTCTAGCTTCTGTATACCCTTTTTTTGCTTCGTACTCTTTTCGCATACTACCTTCTTGTTTGGTACCAATTTGTGCTCTTGATATTTCTTTTTTATCTCCTCCTCTAAGGATTAACATATTACCAACTTTATCAAGTGTTTTTTCATAACCACCTTTATTCTCAGTATTCGGCAATGCAGATGTTTTCGGGGCATACCCAATTTGCTCACCTGTTTTTTTATTTACCTTATCATCTTCGCCGTTTTGTCTCAATGGAGAAGGAAGTCCATTGCCTGTTTTTGCACTATTGCCTCTACCTGGGGTTTGTTTATAAGCCATTTTATTTTTTTTATCGGTTAGTTTTATTTATTATTTTGTTTTAGTATATATTAGCACACCGGCACTGTCCCCGGACACAACACAACGCAATGTTTTTTTATCAATAAATGTATATACACTTTCCGTAATCCAATTATTTCGCAAAAATATTTGCTTAATAAAAACAGAATTGCGTCTTACTTTTAACTCAATGATAGTTAACGGCAGTCCCGATGTACCACTTAACTCCTGTACCTGTAATTTTCCATTAGTATCCTTCCAAAAGAATAGTTGAGTTGACTCTTGGTCTGGTTGCCAATAACCAATTAAGTCATTAACATTAATCTTTTGCTGCGAAAAGATAGTTGAATTAAACATTAAAAAAGTAACGATTAAAAGTAATTTTTTCATAATTAAATAATATTAGATTTATATAATACTATTATTACGTACTGTTATTGCTTTTTATACGCTTCCTTTTCCCATGGTAAATTCTTTGCTCCTTCTTCCATAGATGCTCTAGAATATTTTTTGCCTTTCCACGTTACGTGTGTATCATTATACCCTAAATCACCTCTTCGCATTTGATTAACATGAACCTTCTCGTGAGATATTGTTTTACTTTTTTTAAGTTCTAAAGGAGAAACGTTTTTGTTTACTAGTATAGTCCCATTTGACTGCGCCATACCCATAACGTTATCTTCCATATCTACCTGGTAAACAGGCGTATTGTCTACATTATACGGAAATCCTTTTAGCTTAAAAGCCATTTTAGCATTTTTTCATTTTAGTAGGACTCTTTTTCATTTGGACAGGAGACGAAGCTTCAGAGGCTTCAGTTGCTGGAGCAGCTGGCTTTGCTTCTGGCTTAGCGGCCGGCGTTGTTGGTTTACTAGCGGGTGCTGTTGGTTTCCCAGCAGGCGCAGGACTTTTCTTTTTAGCAGATGAGACAGCTTTGCTTATAAGCCCGGCTCCACTAGCTTCTTTAGCAACTTTGCCTACAGCTTTAGCAGCTTTCGATATAACTTTTCCTAATTTTAATTTTAAAGGACTACCTTTTACAGAAACGTTAACTTGTTTTTTAACTCCTGATTGTACTACTGGTTTTTTATTTTTCATAATGTTATATTTTAGATTTTACTCTTTGTGTTATTGGTAATCCGTTTGGTTGTATGCAATCATCAAATCGTAGTTTGATACCATTTTTGCCTGAGCTACTTCCTTTTCCTTTAGGATAACCCGTGGAATCGAATGGCCCGGCCCATATTGCATTGGCTCCAACCCCGGACATTTTAGCCTCTCTATCAAGCGGATGTGTTGGGTGAACTTTAGATTTTACGTCCATAGTGTATTTTTGTTATTATTATTAAAAAGTAGTTGGTACTGCTTGTGCAGGGTATTGCGGAACAACACCTGTTTGCATTGGATTAATGTTTTGACCCATAGATTGATCTGCCGTTCCAACAGTTCTATTAAACGTATTCGGCACTTGAGTACCATATACTCCTTGAATTGTGTTCATATTAGAGAAAGCGTTTGGATTAATAGCAGTTGGCTGCAATTGATTTGGGTTAATTTGCATTTGTTCAGATGTAATCATTGTCGTTTATCTTTATTTACGTTACTTATTGCAGTTTGTAAAACTATATCTGTATATGTTTTACCTGTCATTATATTATTCCTATAACTTGTTGGTATGTCTTCTTTACCAAGCATTATACGGTACATTTTACTAATCAGTTGTTTACACTTGAATGAAACTTTGTATATGTGATATTTCTGGGTTGTATGGTTTCTTTCACGCCATACTACTATCCATCCTTCTTTTAATAACTTGTTCCAGCGTTTATTGTCCCAACTATAAGCGTAAGTACCTATTTTATAATCCTGTTTGGTAAACAGATCCATGCAATCAAAATATATAAGTAATTCTAAATCTGAATCTGTTAAATCGTTATTTCTGCAAGCCCAACGTCTTATTATACGATAATGTTTAAGTAAGCCAAGTTCTTTAATATCAATAGCTTCTAATCGTTTCATAATATTACAACGATGTCTTGCAATTTAATAACTATATATTTCTCTCCGTTAAGTTCTATTCCGTGACCCGCTGCTTTATCATAAAGTATTTTATTACCTGATTGTACAACTTTTATTTCGTCACTTACAGAAGCGACCATAGCTTCTTTATATCTTATATTCTCTTTGTCCTTGTCCGCTAATAATAATCCTCCTTTTGTTTTCTCAATAGTTAGCTTAGTTGGAATTATTATTATATTGTTACCTATTGCCTTCATTCACTCTTAGATTATTTATTACACAATCTGTTGACAATATAGTAATAGCTACCGAGGCTGCATTTCTTAATGCGCTTTTGGTTACTAATAAAGGATCAATAATACCTGATTCAATCATATTAACCGGTGAGTTTGTAATTACATTTAAACCCACACCTCTCTTACGTTCAGCTGGTATTGTATCAATTCCTGCATTTCTTAATATAGTATTGAACGGAGCTGTAATAGCGTTCAATAATACTGTATGCCCAATAGACTTAGAATCAATTGTTTCGGATGCGTCTAATAACGCAATTCCGCCACCTGGAACAATACCTTCTTTTATAGCTGCTTTAGTAGCACAAATAGCGTCTTCAACTCTATCCGCTTTTTCTTTTAATTCAACTTCTGAATTAGCACCTACTTTA